TCTTAATACACCATGTCCCATAGCATATTTAGCCACCATTAACGTACCTTGTCTTCTGATGTCGTACTCTTTTTCAACACCTAAGTCCATAAGTTTAACTGTACCTACAGCACTTGGGTGAGATACTAAAGCAACGAAGTTAGATAAGTTTACAGCTTGTGGGTTTGAACCACCGTTAGTTGCTGAACCTTGGTCTACTCCTGAGTTTACGTTAGAGTCCACAAAATGAGGAACTGGTATTAAATCAATTCCTGCAATTCTTAGAACTTTACCTTCAGCGATAGAACCTCTACCACTAAAGTCTACGTTTACTGCATTTGTTGCGTTAGCTAGTTTGTAGTATTCTTCTAATCTTAAGAAGCATTTTCTACCTTCGGCAGGAACATAATTTGCATCAAGCTCTTTAGCCGCCGCAAAGATTGCATCAATCATTGCATTAGCCGCAGTTGCATCTGTTGCAGAAGCAATGCCTGTGTTAGTTATGTTACTTGTAGTATCTCCACCAGTTACGTTAGGTGTAGTTACTAATGATGCCTGACCAATAGTTTGTAAAATGTGCTTATCTTTAGTGAAAGCAAGTGCTCTCCCTAGCTCTTGTGAATACGCACTTCTTACGTCCCAATGGTTTTTTGCCTCTTCAATATTTGATAAAAATACTGATGAGATTAAAAGGTCATTAATTGTAATAACCTTTTCGTTGTGATTTACTGCTGAACCGTTAATCTCAGCTCCAACTGCATGATATGCGGCATCAACTCTACCCATTACTGGGAAAGTAGCTGATTTACCAGATGAGATACTTCTTATCATATCTGCACCTTCTGTTTTTGAAGCTCTTTCAAATGAAGTAATAACTTCACCTGCGAATACTTTTAGAAACAGAGCGTCATCACGAGTAGAACCAGAGTTTACATTACCGATTTTTGCAGGTACTGCATTTGCCATAGTGTTCTCCTTTGTTTATGACGTTTATTTATAAAAGCCTCTTCAATTCAGTTATTTAGTCAAGATTGTCTACCGCAGTAGGTCAAGTTATTTGGCTAAATTGTTTTGGCAGTTGCCACACATTAGTGTTGCACAACTATATTAACATTTCCATTTTTTTAATGCTAATGACAATCTGTCTTTTCCAGTATTGTTACTAGCCTTTTGTCTTTTTCTCATACCACGCATACGTGCACAAAAAGATTTCTTTCTTGAGCCGCCTTCTGGTTGAGGTCTTTTTAGGTTCATGCCTTGCGAATTATAATATTTTCGTCCTGCGGCATTTAACCCACCACTAGGATTTTGATATTTTTTCGCAACCATGACTACCTTTTCTTAGCTGTCTTTGCCGCTCTCTTAAATTGCTTAGAAGTAGGTCTTCCTTTAGCTCCTGCTTTTCTCATTTTTTCGCCTGAACCTGCGGCGATTCTTTTACGCTTAGCATGAATGTTAGCGTATAATCCACGTTTTGCCATAATTATTACCTTTTCTTGCTTTTCATTATTTTAGATTTTAAAGCGGCAGGTAATCTTTTTTGACCACCTTTTAGCTTTTTACTTGGTCTTCCTTTTTTAGAACCGTATGTTCCTTTTCCCATTGGCATATTTATTTTTCCTTTTTATTTGTTTCTTCTACTATGGGTACTTTAGATTTTTTAATAATGTCATCTATTTCACCAATAGCATGTTTTGCATGAACAAGTTTATCAAAGTTTGTTTTTAAAGTTTTGACAAAATTATCATGGTCTGCAACACCAACACTTTTTTGTAAGAAAGTGTCAATGACTGCTGAAGCCTCAGACTGTTCTGCTTCATATAGCTTTTTTAAAACTGCTAACCACATATTATAACTCTGAGTTAGCTAATTTTTGTTTTACTGCTTCTTGATAAGCAGGGTCTTTAGCATATCTAGTATCAGCCATTGCTTCAGTTACTTCAGCCCAAGATGAATAACCTTGTTCTGCAACTGGTGTAGCTTTGCCTTGTACTAAATTTGGTTCAGTGCCATTAGCGGATTGATATTTTGCTTTTAAACTATCTACTGCTAATTTTACAGTGTCCATATCTGAACTATTTACTGCCGCATTGTATGCTTTCTTTTCACCATCAGACATGTTTTTAGATGCCCATGATGCCATTTCATTGTAGGCTTCTTCACCACCTACCATACTTTTAACATTATTAGTTTGTTGTTCACCTATTGCTTTTTGACCTGCAATAAATTGGTCAACATATTCTTTTGGAATACCTGAGTCTTCTAATGCTTTATATGATGTTTCATTTAATTGACCATTATCTGCATATTCTTGTGCTAAAGTATTGAAATCTAATCCTGCATTTTCTACAGCATTTTCAGCAATGTCTAAACTATTGTCTGATTTTACTTCTGGTTTAGATTCTTCACCTTTTAATTTTGTAGCATTAATAGGGTCAACTTCTTCTTGTTGCGGAGTTTGTTCACCAAGTTTCTTTTCAAGCTCAGAATAACTTTTAGCCAAATCTTCTACTGACTTAAATTTTTCTGGTAATCCTTCAACACTTTGTGTGGACTGTTTCTCCTCTACTGGCTTTTCGCTAGTAGTTGGTTCTGTTTTTATCTCTACTGAGTCTACCATTTTTTCCTCTTATTATTGTTGTTCTGGTTTAGATAAATTGTTTGCAACTGGTGCTACAGCTTTTTCAGCCATATTCATCATTTGCTCGTTTTGCATTTGCTCTTCTTGAGCTTCTGCTTCCTGTGCTAATTGTTCTTCAGATTTTATTAAACCTTCCGTATCAATACCTAAACCAGTAGCAATACGTTTTATTAAATCATTTGGATTTAATGCTTGAACAACAGCAGGGTTTATTTGAGCTAAGTTACCTATCTCAGCTACAAATTCTCTTAATTTTTGTAAATCATTACCTCTACCTAAAGCCTCTATACCTGTAATAATAGTAGGTTGTACTGTACCTTTTGGTAATACAGGTATTTCATTAGCTTGTTCCATTCTTTTCATAAGAATAGTAACTAAAGGTAATTGAAATTCTTGTGATAATAAAGAATATATACCACCCATAGCAGTTTCTAATTGTTCTGCCATGTATCTAATTTCTTGTGCTGTAACTCTTTCAGCTTGTCTTTGTATAGATGTGTGTAATAAGAAAGCAAAAGATAATCTTTCTTCTAATTTTTGTATCATTCTTTCTACAACTTGTAAGTCAAATTGTTTTTCAGTTTGTAATACAGACACATCATCTTTACTTCCAGTAATAATGTCACCATTTCTACTTAATGATAAATCTTTTTTTCTAGTCACTGCATTAGGTCTTACCATAAATACAACTTTACTAGAAGCCGCAGAAGATTCTACCATTGCTTGAGACAATCCTTCCAAGCTCTTGAGGTCTCCCAAGAACTCCTCAACGTAGCCTCTTCCATAGTCTTCATTGTCAACTCTAATCATTCTTAGAGCTTGATATGGTAATCTTTCTTTTTTAAATTTACCTATACTAGATGGTATTTTAACACCATTAGCTTCTTGACACACATAAAATTCTTCATTTGGTAATTTATAAACGTGTGTATATAATTCTACTTCTTCATCTTTTTTATAATTAGGGTCAGTCATTATTTGTGCGGCAACATCTTTTTCTAATGCCATTACACTCATTTTTTCTTGAACAATAATTTCACAAACATTACCTGAACTATCTCTTTGACATACATATTGAGTTAATGGAAATACTCTCATGCTACCTTTTTTTGGTAAATAAGTAAGTACATTACCTGCTACAATTAAATGTTTTAATGCTTCAAATACAGATACTCTTAATGCTAGTTGTTCTATTTTGCTTGATACTTCTCTTTCAATAACAGACAAAGATTTTTCAACATCAGTTTTTATTTCTTTGTTTTGGTCTAATTCTTGTTTTGCTTTTCCTGCTATTGATAATCTAAAAAATGGGGAATTTGGTGGAAGTAGTAATAGTAATAATTTAGAAGCTAAATTGTTGACTCCCCTAGCTCCTACTGATTGGAAGGGGTTATATAAATCTGATGAATCTGTAAAACCATCAGGTTGAATAAGAGAAGGAATAGTTATTTCACTACACTCTTCTGCTCTATCTAAAAAATGTTCTCTATGTTGTTTTAATTTTGAATAACGCTGTCTTGTTGTTCCTTGTGTAAAATTGTTATCCATGTATTCCATTTATTAAGAAACATTCAAACCAGAACCAGTTGCTACATTTACTCCTGATGAAGTGTTTAGTGCACTTGTTCCTGATTTTTTAACTTTTTTCTTTTTCTTTTTTGCATCTTGCTCGTCAGCAGTTATCAATGTAGGTGCTAAATCTTCACCCATGTTTGATTGTTGTGCTACAGGAGCAGGAGCTACTTTTGTTTCTGGTACTTTTGGTTTTGACATACACATAAGTTATTTCTCCGTTCTCTCTTTTAAGTTATTAATAAAATTTACAACATCACGTTGTCCTGCTTTAAAGTAGATAGTTTTAGTATCATCTTTTAATTCAGGTGATTTTTCAGGAAATGTCTCATTTAATAATTTCACTAAATCATCTACGTTGTTTGGTAATGCTAAATCGTCCATGTTATTCGTCTAAAAAGGGAACTTTACTCCCACAAGTTACCTGTTACTGTACCTTTATTGTACTCTGTTGCTCTGTTTTCAAAGAAATTTGCATGTTCTACACCATTTAATACCCAATCTAACCAACCTAAAGGGTTATGTTTTACACCATAGTTAGGTTTTAATGAGAGTTGTAGCAATCTTCTATCAGCAATATATCTAATATACTGTTTAACTTCTTCTGCTTTTAATCCTCTTATACCACCCATGCTAAATGCTAAGTCAATAAATCTATCTTCTAAATCTACCATATCTCTAGCTGTTTGATATATACTAGCTTTAAATTTTTCTGTCCAAATATTAGGATTTTCTTTTATTAATTGATGAAATAATTTAATCATACCATCTACGTGATGAGTCTCATCTCTTATAGACCATGTAACTATCTGACACATACCCTTCATTCTACCATATCTTTGAAAGTTTAGTAGCATAACAAACGAAGCAAACAACTGTAAGCCTTCACCAAATGCAGAAAAACAAGCCATCTCTCTAGCTAATCCGTCTAATCCTTTACCTTTACTTTCAAACAAGTAGTTATGTTTATCAGACATTTCTTTGTATTCTTGAAATGCTTTGTACTCTTTATCAGGTAAACCAATAGTATCATTAAGTAATGAATAACTATGTGCATGATTAGCTTCACTTGTAGCAAAAGCAGACAACATCATTCTTACTTCTGGTGGTTTAAACTTAGGTATGTATTTATCTAAATATGCTTGAGCTATATCTACATCACCTTGAGTAAAGAATTTAAGTATTTGTGATATTAGATTCTTTTCTTCTACTGTTAGTCTTTCATTCCAATCTCTTACA